CATCAGTTTAACAACCTCACCATAAGGTCTCGTCATCAAGTATCGCATAATATCCATTAGTTTTTCAGAATCTATGTGATACATTCTAGGGGTAGGTTTTTGTGTTTCTTTCTTTTCTTCAGCCATCTGTCCTCCTATTAAAATGGTATATCATCCTCATTAGGATAATATGTATCTATTGCTTTTATTTTATCAGTTGCACATGTTATTGCTGATAGTTGTTTATCTATCTCTTCAGCAAACTGTGGATGTTCGCCTATACCTACAGGTTTATCTAGGTATATTTGTATTGTAGCTTTTGCTATATCTACTTCTGCCTCATATTTCTTTTTTAAGGCATCTAATATATCTCTACTCATTACTCTGCTCCTTTTAGTTTATAGTATTTGTTTTCAATTAAATCCTCATCATCTAAATAAGGATTACTTTTTGCTTCTTCTGACTCTCTTGCATCTCGTATTGTTTGATTTAAAGTTCTATTCTTAACTATACAATTAGATACAAAATCTTCTACTTCCATCACTGCTTTTTTAACTTGCCCCATTTGTCACCTCCTTAACTAATCTATTTAAATACCACTGAGCCTTATGTAAATCCTCTAATGGTTCTCCTTTAAATTTATATCTAGAAACATACTTTAGTATATTACCTTTTAGATAACCATGAAACTCATCACCTGTCATACAATCACTAATAACATCTATTGTTTCTTTTTTACCATGAAGATAATGAGATGGTGCATTTACATTATCATACATAACTTCATTTTCATATGACATATCATGACCATGATCTATCTTCTTTGTATATGTTCGTTTATCTTTTACCATATTCCCTCCTAATAGTTTTAATATCAATCAACTCCATATTATAATTACCATCTTTTACTTCTCTTTTAATAATTAAACCACTCCACCACATATGCTGAGTATCTCTAGCAAAATGTTCTGTATGATTTAGATAGCACCCTGCAGATAAAGCATGTAACTTTTTACCATTAGGTAATGTTGATACTGCATAATCTAACAAATGACTATGCCCTACTGTAGCAGAAACCTTATGCTTTGTCAATATACTTCTAGCGATATTTTCACCAGATATAGCAGATCCCATAATACCAGATGGTAAGTGATGAGAATAATGAACACCATCTACAACTTTTATAGCTTTATATCTAACTTCTTGCCAACCATATTTTTTAAATTGTAAATCATCTATACTTATAGATCCTTCTAACTCTGGATTATCTTCTACAAATCTATCAATCCTATCCTCATGATTACCATGAATCATAATCTTTTTAGGTTTATGATTACCTAATCCTTTGTTAAATAAAGATAATGCTTCATGTGAATGTTCCATATCTTTCTGATATCTTCTACCTTCAAAAGATTTTTTACCTCTATCATAAGAGGATAAAGAATCCATACTACAAAAGTCACCCATACATATCACATGAGAAACTTTATAATCTGCTGCTACTCTACCTGCCCACAGAAATCTATCATTGTTTGCTTTAGGTGTACAATGAGGGTCACCTATAACTAAGTGCGTTGCCATTAGTTTAACTCCTTATCACGTTTCATTTTTAAATATTCAAGAAAATCAATAACATTAGATTCATCATCAAATTCTGCAACAGAACTAGCTGTCAAATCTTGTTTATTTTTTTTCTTGTCTTCAGCATAACCACGTAAACCCCAGAGAAAAGTTGAATGAGGATCAGTTGTTGCCATTTTTATCATGCCTCTAGCTATTGTAGAACATAATTCGTATTGCTCTGTAGACATTTTAGATTGACTATCCATCATAATGCTACAATTAAAACCTTTTTGCCAAGGTGAAACTATTACCTTAACTGAATTAATATAATTTATTTTATCTTTATTTTTCATTCCAATATTTCCTATGGTTATCTTTGTTATATTCTAATACTTTGTGTTCATAATTTCTTTTCATACTTTTTCTACCAAACTCATCTGCTTCTTTTTCTAAACTAAATACTGTATTATTAAATAGTCTATACTCATCATCTTTTTTATTTTTAAAAACTACAAAATATAACATCATAAAGAGTAGGTGGCAAATAGACCCCTCAAACTAATTACCACCTTTCTCATTCTCCCAAAAAGGAAGTCTGTAATTATTAAATTCATTTATTTATATTTCTCCATATTTTTATGGCAGCTTGTTTAATATTGCTATCCCAATAAAAAGGACTAGGATCAGTATTTAAAGGAGTTATCTTTATAGCTTTTTCTAAATCATTATCACACATATCAATATAATTTTCTAAAGATTTAAAATCACTTACTAATTCATTATAACCTTCTTTAACATCTTTCTTCGTAAGATCATACCAAAATGTTTTTTTAGGTGTAGCATATAATAATGCTATAGGTTTATCATGTAGCACAGAATATAATGCTTGTTGTCTTATATGATCTATCTTAGGTTTAGTAGGTAATCTTAAAGTAGATTTAAGATCTACTATTAGATTATCATATTCAAAATCAGTAAATAATCTAACTGGATATTTGATACCATCAATATGCTCAACCTTTTCTTTTTGATAACTCACAATATTTCTTAACTGCCTTTCATATAATTTATCTTCAAACTTTTTAGCTATACTGATTGCATTATCTATTTCATCATCAGCATTAAAAAATCTATATTTACTAAATTTATGCCTAATTAATTTTTCAAAATAAGCATCATCTTTTTGTTGCATACCTCTTTTAATTTTGTAGTATGCCCCAAACTCTGCAAGAGTACCACGAACCATAGCCTTACTACTATCTATCTTTAAACCTAAACCATAGTGTACTAGCCATTCACTGGGGTTATGTTTAAATTTATTAATAGAACTAAAACTATGCTTAAAATCTTTTTTTATTATGTTTTTTAATTCCATATTTTGTGTAGTAAGGTGCTATTACACACCTTACTAAACTCCTTATTAAGTTGATAACACTTTTTCTGGCGAATCAGAAGATACATCCTCTACAATCTCTGCATCTATTTTATCAGAGCCATTTGCCTTTTTAGTCTTTGCACTATTATATGCATCTACAATCTCAGCATTTTCAACATCGATTGATTCTTGAAAGACTTTTAATGTTTCTACATCTTGATCAGATAATTGTAAATTAGCATCTGAATTTACCCCTATCTCTGGAACGTAGAATACGTTACCACCTTTTTTTTGTCTTTTAGTATTCAAAGTAAAAGTGCAATTAAACATAAGTTTTTTTCTTTTCTTTAATTGATCTAATGCACCACTTACAGGAGTGAAAGCTGTACCAGTTACTCTGTAAAGTACAGGTAAGTTTTCTACATTATGGGCATTACCTTGTGCAGTTTTACCATTGTTAAAAGACAATAAACCATAGACTAACTTATAACATCTAATGGTTCTTTGTTGTTCTAACTCTTCTGGAGTTAGAGTTGATCTATCTTTGTAAGGTATCTTGCCACATCTTGTACCACCAAGAATATCTATAGCTTCTTCCTTCCAACTTTTAAATATGATAGATCTATTCACATACTCACCCTTGTCAGCATCATAGTGCATGTATTGCATCGCACTTATGAAGGGTCTAAATGTAACTGGTTTCCCATATACATTTTGACCAATACCAGAATCGTATGTGCTGAAGTAACCTACTGGTAATTGATTACCATCGTCATCTTCAGGTGTTCTGTTGATGGTTAGTCTAGGTATATTAGTGCCCATACTAGATCCATCATCCTGCCCGATTGCTTGCATTATTTGCTCATCAGACATTCCTTTTATATTTATCAAGTTATTATCAGACATATTTGTCCTCCTATTTTATATTTATTGTATATCATATTTTTAAAATAAATCAATAAAAAAATAAACTTATTGTTAAATATATCATTAAAAATATAACGCATAATGTCGCACATCCACATACATATGTAAATAATTTAGCTAACATATTTTAGTTTCTCCTTTTATTATTTTTATTTCTAAACCATCTGTTTCTGCAAAGTATTTCCACTCTGAAAAAAACTCATGATTATTATCAATGTATAAAGTAGTTGGATCTATCATACATCTATCTTTTAGATCTTTATACTCTAAGTATGCAGAGTATTCTTCATCGGAATACTCATCAAGAGTATCTAGTGCATCTATTTCTTGGCTCATTATACCTCCTTCATATCTAACCAATTATTACCTATTTTAAGTTCCGTGTCAAGGGGAATATTAAAATTAATATTGTAATACTTTTTAAGTGCAGGTATTACATCTGCAGTGCCCTGGTTAAATATATCACTCATCACATCTTCTTCACCAGGATAAACATCAGCTACAATAGAATCATGTACTGTGTTTACGAGCAAACTCTTAACCTTTTTATCTTTCATAAGATTATAAATATTAATACAAGCCAATGGTACAATATCAGCTGTAGCAAAACCTTGTACAGGATAATTTTTTATCTGTGTACCATATGTAGATCCACCCCAAGGTGTTCTTTCTGCATAGGGAAAAGCATATTGTCTACCAGTTGGTAAACTTATCTGTTTAAATCTTATTGCTTCTGATTGTAGTTTCTCATGCCAAGTTTTTATATCCTTATATTTTTCTAAAAATTTAGAGTAATATCTCTTCTCATCTTCTGTACCAGTAACACCACCATACAGAGGTTTAAATGTATGTGCCTTTGCATCTTGTCTTGATACACCTATAATATCTGCAGTGTATTGGTGCACGTCTATTTTATTTTTTATATCTTCCATACCTTGTTTATCTTGTGCTAGATAAACTG